CCGGTCTATCGCGATCTGCGCTTCCGAAGAAATTCGGGGTGGCGTATAGATCGTAAGGGAAGATGGCATCGAGTTTGTCTGACCATTCGTCGAAGGTGTATTTCGACACCTCCTTAGGATGATTAGAGACTCTGCCTTGCCCATGCTGAGGGAGTTCGGAATCACTTTCGGAATGAAAGTCTCCGAAGCTCGAGGCAATCCTGTCGCATACTTGCTGCAAGATTGTCGCATGGCATTTAGATAACCTTGGTGCGGATTCTCCGCCACAAGGTTCCAATGCCAGCACAGGTTCTCGCCTATCTTCGACGGTGGCAATGTCAGCAAAGCTAACAATGCTACCATCAACGATAGAAGAATGATGATCCATTGTATATAGATCATCACCGTACCAGTTAAGGCGCGGACTTCTGAGTTCCTGTTCGATCGCAAAGAAGTTATTAACTTCTTCATGAACCATCTCCTTTTTACAAGGCATCTTTGGTTTACCCATTGATGCAAAGACCATCCGCAGACCGCGGATATGGTCAATAGATGGTTTATCCCTCAACACCCCGTGGGAGTCGAAGACCTGTAGGTACAATTCTCGCATGAATGCGGGGATTTGCACCCTCTTACTTACCATGCTCGAGAGAGCAAGGGAACTAGGAGTGTACTGGCCTTCGTCCAAGCACCTGTCAAAGTGCTTGCACAGGGATGGAAGATCTATGGCTAAGATTCTTAGACCATGATGTTCCACTTCAAAAAGGAGGCGTGTTTTGTCACGCTTCCAATCTGAGGGTCTCGAGTACAACCATGCTATGTCATCAAACAGAGCGTGGATGTAAGCCGAAAGGTGAGTAACTAGGCTATTATTCATAGTAACCTCCTTTGGGAGTTTATATGGATCCTAGCGCTAGCAGTCCTTCGCACTTACTTGTTGGGTTGTCTTACGACTCCCAGGAGACGAGAGCGTCGGCGTTGGCATTGACGAAAGTGTCAAGTGCCTGGGCGACGTTCGCAACATCCGCGACTACCGAACCGCGTGCAGAGCGCACGTGCTGGTAGGACTGGATGATGCTCGGAAAACCGTCAGCGTCGAACTTGGTAACTTCCAAGTCGACGATGGTCCGCTGCATCTGCCGGCGCCGAATGGCGGCGGAATTAGATGCTAGCGGAGTGGTTTGGACACCTTCGTAAGAGTTACGAATGGTGAGTTTGACCTCAGTTCCGGCAGTGGTGGCCTTATCAAGGTACACCGAGCCGAAATTGTCCTGATTGACCCTCTTGAGAGAGTAGTCAGTCGTTCCGATTGTCAACGCGATAGGGCTGGTGAGCATGTTGCTTTCCTTTACACACACATAGTTGGTAAAACTTACCGTCAACCCGCTTCTTATAGAGCGTTCTTCCTTGAGAGTAAAATCTGAAGGAGTGCGACGATATTGGCTGCTTGGTTCACGTTAATGAAACCAAACGATAAGAGCTCGGATAATGTGGGATCATCACCGAAATATACGCGTTCGCGTATTTCGTGTTGCTCCCGTCCATTACCAGCATCAAGCACATACTCGCCCCACCAGGAGCGAGGCTGTGGTATGATGTCGTACTCAACCTTGCGGGTCCTCATGACGCAAATGTCATAAGGAGCTACAGTCTGGGTATCTTCAATAGCGCGGAGAGATTCTCCAACGTTAACGAAGTAGTCGATTAGCCACGAGAAGGGGATAGCTTCCCAAACCGTAGCATAATCGAGCAGATTAGCCTTAGGAGCTGAAAAGAAATCTCCATGATCAAGATCAAGGAAATACTGAACAGCCGAAAGGAAATCATCCAGTTCTGTAACGGGTAAAG